GTTTTTTATGTTCGTCTTTATTTTTTGTTTTGTTTTGTTTATTTTTTTTTGTTTTCTTGTGGTATAGGATGACATTTTTGTCGCGGTGGGTTGTCGTGGTTGTCGCCCCTAATGTTTCAGGGTTAAATTCTTCCTCAATTATATATAAGTTTCTTTTTACCCCAGGTGTAATAATACGACTAACTAATCCTACCTCAATTAAATTTGTAATAGAACGCTGAATTGTTCTTATGCTTTCATTAAATTCTTCTGCAAAAAACTCATTACCAGCAAAGCAACCCTGTTTCAAGTTATTTTTATAATATATCTCACCATATATTAGAATATCCAAGTGAGATAATGATGGATATTTTTTTCTTAATTCCTTAAAATAAGGCACAAATTGTTGATTTTTTAGAGTTTTATTACTATCTTTATTCATATTTATTCATACTTTTTTATGATTTATGGGGGGATAGATTTTCTTCCCCCTTTTTTTATTTGTGTTAGTTAAGCACAAAATACCTAGCACGGCTTAAACCAATTCGTTTAATTAAATTATAACTAATAAGACCATTTAGTAATCTGGTAATATCTTTCACCCCAACTACTTTAGCAAATTCAGAATTGGTTAAATTACATTTGCCGTATTTTTTGCAATCTTCAACTATCATCGCATAGATGAAAATGTGTTCAACTTTAAGATTTTTATGCACACCTAATAATTGCATATAACCTTCAATAAATTCTTTTTCCATAATTTTAATATTGTTTTTATAATAAATAGTATAAAAATGAGCAAAATCCATATTGGGTATAGTTAAAGTTTTGTTAATGAAAAAACCCCCTACCGTAGAGCAGGGGGTAAATTTGGGAAACAATATTAAAATCTAATTTTTACAAGTTATGTTTTTCCATAAATTGTTGATGTATATCCGATTCTGGGTTATAACCCAATAGTTTATAAAATTCTTTTAACGCTTCTTGATCGACACTTTCTTCGTGGATATTTATAACATATGGTCTATGAGGATATGCATGACTTTTTTTATCTGGTTTTAATATTTTCATTTCTTCTCTCCAATTTTTTAACATTTTTACACAACTGACACAAATTTTAACATTTCTTGGTCGATGTCTTATTTTTTTTCTATCAAAATATTGCTCACAAAATTCACACATCTCCTTTTCAAGGATATCCTTTTCTATATCACCCATATTATTTATTTAATTTCAATCTCAATTTTTCATTTTCCTTTTGGAGATTATCTATTTTCATTTCTAAATCAGTAATTTTCACATTTAATTGGGCGATTTCTGATTTTAAATCATCAATTATTTTAGTATAAACCATAATTGATTTTTCTAAATTTGAAATAACATTTGTGTCAATTTCTGCATTTTGTTTTCTTTTTGAAAACAGAAATGTAATTACCGCAACAACCGTATTACTACCCAAAACCATCATCAAATTTTCTGTATTCATTATTCTTTATTTTTTAATTACAACAATTTTCAGGCCCCCTATATGTGGGCAAATTCCTCCACACAGTGCGCCTAGGAGGATATCTGTTACCAGGTTCAAAGTGTATGCCAGACATGTACGTCTCGCGCCGCGGAGGCATACCATCGGTTGAAGTATATGCAAAATATAATGGATATAAATTTGGTCTATTTCTTAATTGGTCTTGCAATCTTTGTGCATAAAAATTGAACCTTGATTGGTATATGTCCCTCATATAAGCCATTTCTTTTACAGATATTGCTTTTCCCTGCTCCGTATCCCCCACCACAATAGACTTATTCATCATTCTTAATAGAATGTCTGGGGTTGATTCAAATATTGCGGCATGGATTAAATATGGGCTAATCCATTCATCTAAAAGTTCCTTATAAACTGCTGTGAGTGTATTTGTTCTAACTTGATCGTAGATATCATTTATAAATCTTGTTCCAATTAAATTTTGCAAATGTAAATCTTGTGCAATTTTAATATTATTTGCTAATAAAGCAGTATCAACATTCTGATGAATGCTACTAAATGCTTTTAATTTTGTTTCTGATACAAGTAAAACTGATGCCATTATATTACAGGTTTTTCTAAATCGATTATCTGAACTTGCTCAACCTTTAAGTCGTATTGCTTTTTATCTCTCAAAAATAACAACTTATTAAAATGTTCAATTATTTCATCTTGTATTGGTTTAACCACAATATTCTGAAATAAATTATATGATTCCTCCAATTCATTTCTTCCCCCTAATTGTCCAGCCGTTTTTATACCAATTAAGGCAGGATTTGTAATCCTATGGGCAGTTAAAATTGTTTCCTCAATATTTGTATATAGCCCTGTATAAAAATCATCTGATCCATTATTTTGTATTGGGGTAATTGTTGGTGCTGATTCTGGGGTATCACTAAAAAATAAGAATATCTTTCCAGCATTATTTGAACTGGTATATTTATCAACTAATTGCCTATAAATTATATCCTTTTCCTCGTCTGATGGAATACCATTATTAAAAGATATTGCCATACTTGGTAATAAACTATTTTGTATATTATTTAAGTGGAAGTTTTTAACCTCAATATCTAGTTGAATTGTGCTTACTGCCGCAAAATAATCTGGCACACCATAATAATTATAATTTGGTGTATAAGTTTTAACAAAATATAATTGAGATGCTTTATCCCTATTTGTCAAATCAAAAGCAGGTATTTCAATTGGCACAAATTTATTTGGAAATCTCCATTCTGCACTTAAATAATAATTTTGAACATTATTAAATTCATCAACTTTACCACTTCTAATTTTAGAAACATCGGTATGGTATAATTCTGATACATTTCCAGCATTATCTAAAATAACATTTACTGAAAATACCCCAAATAAAACTCTGTCAATAACACATTTCTTATAAACTTCATATAAAGTTTCTCTACGATTAGCCATCAATAATTGCTCTGTGTCGATAGTATTATATATAGACCTTCCTTTTACACCATAACTAATTGCATTAGCACACGCGCGATGTATGGGACTATTTTGGTATAATGCCAATAGATGATTAGGGAAGTAATTGTCAGCCCCCCAATATACCCATTCTTTTTGTTTTATGATTTCTTGGTACTGGACTACTTCAGCGGCCATAAAATCAATTCTATTAACTATATTTTTTGTCATATAAATAAATATCTATAATTTTAGTAAAAGCCACTAAAATTGTTTGTTAATTACAACATCATCTTCGGTTGTTAATAAATTATCATTTTGTCCCCTTATAGCAAATGGGAAAAATGGTGTTGGTGTAGGTGTTGGTGTAAATGATGGTGTTGGGGTTGGTGTTACTGATGGAGATGGACTAGGTGGTGGATTATCACAATCATCAACATATATGTCTCTCTCATTTATTTCATCATCACTTATGTATTCATCATAATAACAATCTTCATCATTATTATCATTTATAAGCCATGCTCTACCTGATTCTAATTTTGAATAGGCATTTAAAGGGTTTGTTGTCCCACTTGACGCCATTTCATATATGGAGTAATAGTATTGCCCCAAATATGGAAAACTAACAGCAGGTGGCACACCAGATAGGTTCTGATTTCGGTCTTCTATAAAACTAATTAAATCATATCTGGTATTACTTGATAATACCGTTGGATAAAATCTAACAAAATCATTTGAAGCAATATGTTGAAATGAAAATAAATAAAATGGATTATTTAGTGTCCTATTCATAGACACAGTTACCACCAGGTTATTTGTTTCATTCCTCCTTACTATTAGCATATTTTTAATTTTTAACCTTCGCCAGAAACAGAACTTGATGAAGGTGTTGGTGTTGGCGTGTTTGCTATTGGTGTTGCATCAATATCACAATTATTAACATTTGTTGGTGTTATTGAAGGTGTTGGTGTAGTTGTTTTAGTTGGTGTTATAGTTTGAGTTGGTGTTTCTGTTGGTGTAATAGTGTTAGTAGGAGTAATTGTTGTTGTTATACTTGGTGTTGGTGTATTAGTGTTGGTAGGAGTAATGGTAGGGGTTGGCGTTGATGTTGGTGTTATTGTTTTAGTTATACTTGGTGTTGGTGTAATAGTCCTTGTTGGTGTAACAGTCCTTGTTGGTGTTATAGTATTAGTAGGTGTTGGTGTTATTGTTTTAGTTATACTTGGTGTTGGTGTAATAGTATTTGTTGGTGTTATAGTGTTGGTAGGTGTAATAGTATTAGTTGGTGTTATAGTATTAGTTGGTGTTGGTGTAATAGTCTTGGTTGGTGTAATAGTATTAGTTGGTGTTATAGTATTAGTTGGTGTTGGTGTAATAGTCTTGGTTGGTGTAGGTGTTGGAGTATTTGTTGATGTAGGTATTATACTAGATGTAACTGAAATTGTTGGTGTAACTGAAGGTGTTACCCCAGTAAAAGAATTTTGACCCCCTACAATAAATCGTGGTATTAAATCAATCCTTACAAAATCATTTTTATTTGAATTATATGGCTCAAAAGATGCAGGTGTTTCTTTTTTTTCTTGTAATACAGGCTGTGCAGTATATACTTGTTGCTTCCCTAATACCCCCCATCTTATGCTATTTTTACCTTTATAATTGTTAAATTTCATAATGATTAAATTAAAATTGGGGGTAAGAATTACCCTACCCCCTTAAAATGTATTTTATCTTACGCACATTCACTTATTCCACCAAAACCAGCAAAAATTTGTGCTTTTGTTAGTGTTGTGTCAAATGCAGGTGCCGCATCTCTTTCGAAACCAGTTAAGGTTACAGTATATCCATTTCTATCCCCAAAGGTTAAACCTGTGCCTGCACTACCTGCTGATACTGCCATACCAAAATCATAACCTAATAAGAAGAATGTTCCTTCATTTGATTCAACAACAACCCTCAAACTTGTGCACTGGGCTAATTTTGTCAGTTGATTTTGAACCGTTTGACGTAATTTATTAAAAACCATTACCAAATCTTGTTGGTAAAACACGGTTCCGTTTTCTAATGATGGTGTAATTGTTTCAGTAAAACTTGCTGTGTTTTTCTCTAATTGAAATTCATACCAAGTTCCAGTTCCATCCATATTAGTAACACTACCCGTAGAGTAGGTAATACCTGTGATTGAACCTGCTAAAACATATGCATTTTTTAAACCACCAACCGTATCTCTACACCCCCTGCAAATTGTAGATGTAATAAGACAATTAGTACAACTCATATTATATGTTTTTATTTATATAAGGGGGCTTTTACACCCCCTTATTATTTTTATTTATTGTTTATGCTATGCTAAACCATTAGTGATTATAAATTGTGGGAAAGCAACTTGTGCCCCTACTTTGAAATTTGCTCTCAATCTAACCTCATCAAAATCTTGTGAATAGAACATTCTCAAACTTTCTGAATCAGAAAGCAAGTCAGTTCCCATAAACATATATGATGCTTTTGATAATACCATCAAGTTAGAACCATTTAAACCTCCAACTGGGTGTACTAAAATGTTAGTTGCTGGGTGGAAAGTTCTCATTTCTGCAAAAGACTGGTCTGGGGAGAAGTGGAAGTAATTTGCAGTTCTAAAGTTGATTAAGTATTTTCTATAGTTAGCGTGAGACATGAAGATAACTAAATCATCAGCATCTGCAATATCATCAGGTATTCTAACCACTAAATTATCAACTTGTGCTAATGCAGTTGTTGCATCTAAAGCAGTTTGACCAGTTACAACAATATTACCAGAAGCACCAACTCCAGTTGAACCTACTTGTGCCAATAATTGCTTAAAACCAGAGAAACAAGTTGTTGCAGATGATGCACCCCAAATTAAATTCTCAATATATTGTGAAATTTGGGCAGTCTTCAATTCAGAAATTTGTGCTTCAAATGGAACAGTCTCGTTATATGATCCTGGCTGTAATAATTGTCCTAACCAATAATCATTTAAATCACGTGGGCATAATGATTCATTTACTTTTAAATCACATACTGTGATGTCCCTTTGTGTAAAAGTTGTTGCACCAGATGTGTTCCATCCACAACTACCTTCTTGCACCACGAGGGTGCTGTCTAACAAATTTATTGCCTGCGTTCCTTTAATACCAGGTTGCACACGAATAATCTTTGCAGTTTCACCTTCCAAGATAGCACGTCTAATTAACTGACCCCCTAACTCATCGGTATATGTTGCTAATGTTGCTAAATCAAAAGCAAAATCATATTTTTTGTTATTACTCATTTTATTTAATTTTATTGTTTATGTTTATTTTTTATAAGAGCCATTTCTGATTGCCCTTAATTCTGAAAATTTATCATACTTCATAGCATTTAATTCTGAACCAATATTTTTTGGCTGGATAACTGGATTTCCTGCTGGGGTTTTTGCAAACTTTTCAACTTCCTTGGACATATTTTCATAATTACTGCCCATCTCGTCTAATCTTTTTTGCATAGCACTTAATGCAGTCATAACCTCCTCCATAAATCTTTCCATATTTGGGGTATTTTCAGATAAGTCAGCCATCTCCTCAATAACTGTTTTTTCCTTAATAACACCACCTTCTGTAGTAATTTTAATTGTTTCTTCACCAATCATAATTTGATGATCTCCATCAGGGGCAGGGGTCTTATTACCTTCTGCATCAACAATTTCAACTGTATCCCCAATTTCAAAAGTTTTTGCTTCCAATATTGTGCCATCTGCTAATGATGCTTTCATAAAATCATTAGTTTCATTTACATCAACTGTTTCTTCTTCCATATTATTGTCTTCTTCTTTATAGGATAAATCCTTGATTATACCATCCTCAACTTTTATAATTGTGCTATCCTCTAACTCATATTCTCCAGTAGCAGCGGGTAATTGTCCATCACTTGTAATAGCGTATATTTCAGAACCTATTTCTAATTCATCTTCACAAATTAGTTCCCCCCCTCCTACGGTTTGATAAGAATTAAAATTCAATCTCAAAAGTTGATTAAGTTTTTTTATTATGTTTCTCATAATTGTTTATTTATATAAATATATAGTTTATTTTTTTTATACCACTTTTTTTTCTGAAAAGTAGCCTTGAACTGAAAAACCTTTTAATTTACCATCTTTCACATTCTCCCAGATATTATCATTATTTATTTTCATCATGATCATCCACGTTCCTACGGGGTTATTATAACCATACTTTTTTTGCTTATCATAATTTTCATCTTCCACAATCCAACTTTCAACAACTGTAACATATTCTAACATTTTTTCTTTATGCTCCACATTTGTTGCGTCTATCAATTTATCGGTCATAAATTTTCTTTGCAGTTTTTCTATTGTTTCAGATGAAAAATAAACAAAATAAATACTATCAGTTGCAAAATCTTTTCTTGGCATCATTTTATTTGGTATCATAGCAGGACCAACTAATATTCTTTTTTCTGTATCAACTATTGAAAAGGCATTCATATTGCTTGCATCTTCATTTTCTATTCTATCAATATAATTTGTTGCCCAATCTAATGCCTCAATTCCCCCCCAAGCGTCAATTGATAATAAACCACAGCCATCTTCATAAGACTTGGAGGCTTGCAAATCCTTTTTATGCCTTGATAAAAATGACTTCATTCTTTTTATTGTGTTGATTGATATGGGCTCCCCCTTGGCTAACTGGTTCATTCTAACTTTCCCCACTTGTGTCATACAATTATTGGGGTTATTATTTTCATCAAACCATTTTAAGGCTTTTTTTGCATTATTTTTTATATAGTCTGGGTAATCACTTACACTTTCCTCAAATTCAAATAATTCATCTGTGAATGCATTTCTTGGGGGTGTATTACCAGCAGTAATTGTGGCATTTGTCCTTGTATCAGGTCCTGGCACTCCATCTTCTGTTATAACCCCCCTTGTTACCTTTCCACTATTTATAATAGTCCCCTCCTTTGCATATGTTAATTCAACCCAAGCGTGTCTGCAATTATATGACCCCCTCCATTCAAAAATATCATATCCTTCTGGTCCAATTTCATTTGTGTTGGTATTTGACATTTCTATAATATCCTCACGTCTAAAAACCCTATTAAGTTTCATCATCTCACCACAGAATACTCTATTCTTTTCATCTCTAGGGCCAACATATTTATATCTAATTCTTACAGTAGGGGTGTCCTCAATATTACTTTCCTTATTTGGTTCGGCTAAAATTGAAAAATCTTTTCTGGCTATTTTTTTAACCTTAACAATTTTAAACCCCTGCTTAATCAAATCAGATTGTGTTTCCCCAAATGATGCAAACATCTGAATAGCACTTGATACTTTATCCTCGGCTAATACATAATAATTTTCATTTGGGGCTATATCACCCTTATTAAAATAATGAAAATCCACTTCGATTGCTGGCTTATTTACTAATGCAATACCATCTAACCCAGCCTCGTTATCATTTTCATCAATTATTAGTTCTATAACTTCGTGTTTCATATCTTTATATTGTTAATTTTTTATACACCTAACAGATGCGCCAGAAGCAATATTTAACCCATAAATACTTAAACCAGAATTAAACGTTGTAAAACCAGCAGTAGAAGAACTTGTCCCTCTGTGATATGCGAAAAACTTAAAAGCATCCCAAGCATTTCCAACAAATCCACCACTACCAATTAAATTAAATCCACTTTTATTTGTTCTTGCAGGTGATGCATCACCATTCCAATACTCATTTCCTGGATATTGAAACCACGTACCATCAGCAGACCAACTTGGTAATGCATTAAAATCAGCATCAGTTGGCACTCTATATCCAACTGGACATATATTTGTTGTGGTATTTGCTGATGTGCTAAATTTTACCGCTTCATTATTGTATAGTAATCCATGTATTTGAGTATTACCTGAATTATTATTAACAAAAGTATATAAAGGGGTTGTTGATGCACTTGTTGTCCAAGACCCCCCAGTTGTGGCAAAATATATTGGCGATCCATCTTGGAATTTGGTTGTCCTTAAATTTTCTGACATCCATACTTGATTGCCAATCTTAATTGTATTATAAACATTACCATCTCCATCTGGTGGTGTTAATAACGCACTTTCACAAGTCTTATTTGTCCCAGAAAAATATAATTCAAATACCCCATATTCCATAGCCGGGTTTTCATTTTGATAAGTAAAAGGTAATACTTTTTGACCAAGATTTATACTTGTGCCAGATGGACTATTAAAAGGTATTGTATGCCCTGTTGGGGCGTATAGTGTAACACTTGCTGTTGCACCACTATAATTAGTTGTTTGTATTAAAACTGCCATATATTTTATATTGTGCTTCTTTCTCGTTGAACCCTATCAAATTGTTGTGCTGATGACATATCAGTTGAAACAACATAGGTTTTTATTGGTTGATTATTTTGATTATTAAAATTTATTATTTGATTAGTTAATAATTCTTGTGATGATAATGAATTATCACCAACAACCCCCCCACTTGCAAATCGTTTTCCACCACCAACAGTATTGATTGCTGATAATAAAGGCTTAAATATTGCTGTTGAACGTGCATTTATAACACTTTCTCCATTAGATAAATATGCAGGAATACTATCACTTGTACCAGTTCCTTCACCTATTACTAATCCCCCACTTGCATAAGTCTTTAAAGTTGGCTTGGGGACTTGAACTGAATTGATTTTTTCTATATTTTTTATACCTGCTACCCCAACTAATGCGGCTTGTATAAAATTTAAAGGGGGTGCAGATGACGCTAACGCTTTTGATATTGCTAACCCCGTGCTAATCGCAGCACTTGCAGATGCTAATGCTTTTCCAGCATTTGTTTCATCCCCTGCTAATGATGCGGCTTGTGATAATATATCAGCAATTTGTGCAAATTGTTCATCTCTAGCCTCCACTTCTTTTTTACCGATTGTTATTCTGGCATCAGTTAATTGTTTTTGGTTTTCATTAAATTGTGCCTCCAAGTTTAATTGTGCTTCTTGATCCTCATAAACAAATTGTCTTTTATACTCATAATCTTGTTCTAACAGCCTTTGCTTCTTATCTAATAGTTCTCTTTGTTTTTCAAAATTCCCCTCATTAGAAGCAAACTCATCATCATTAGCCTTAATTGCCAAATCTCTTTTTGTCTGGGCTAAACTTCTTGCTTTTTCAATATTGTCTGCAAATGTTTTTGTTGCATCATCATTTGCTTTTTTATCACTCTCATCTTGATCTTGTTTTCTTTTATCATTAACTTGTTTGTTAATATCTGCTAATACATCTGCTACTCTTTTCTCCTCATTTATAACATTATTTGAATTTTCTGCTTTGTTCTTATTATTTTGTTCCTCTAACTTATTTAATTCAATTTGCAAATTTTTTGCTTCATCACTTCCAACCTTTTCTAATTTTAATAAGTCAAAAATTCTTTTCTTTTCCCTTTGAAAATCTTCCTCCCTTTGTGCATCTTTTAATTTTAAATTTGCAATAACATCATCCCCTGCCATAATAGTTGAACGTGCTAATTCAGTTTCACTTTGGGATAAACTTTCATTAAGGTTAATTGTATCTTGCTTTGCTTTTTTAATTTGTTCAAGTCTTGCTTTTTCTTTTTCATTTGCTTCTTTTCTATCTGCCTCTGCTTGTTTAGCCTTATCTTTTGCATCTTTTGCATCTTTTTCTGCATCATCTTTTGCTTGTTTTTTTATCTTTTGTTGTTCCTCATATCTATCTTTTAATGCTTTACTACTATTCCTAGATGCTTCGTTAATTTTATCTTGTGTATTACGAAAAAAAAGTGCTAAATCATTTATACTTTTACCTACATTTTCTATTATCCGTGCCCAACCGTTAAATAGGGGGATTGCTACTGCTTCTAACATCTTCAAAATAGGTCCAAGTATTTTACCATAAGCCTCGGATAATCTATTTAAAACTTTTTGCCCTTCAGTAGTTGCACCTAATGAATTTTTTAAAGCCATAATTCCTGCCACGATTAACCCTATTATAGCGATTGCAGGGTTCGCAGCGAATAGTTTAAATACCATATCCAACCCCTTCATCGCTTGACCAACTCCACCAATTGGACCAGGTAGTTCAACTAAAACATCATCTAATTGTTTAGATTTTAATTTGGTTATCTCCAACTTATCCTCCAAATCCTCTAAATCACCTTTCAATTTATTAAAAGTTAATTTATCCCCAGCCTCCTCTGCCTTCTGTAATGCAATCCTTGTTTCCCTTATTTGTAATTCTAATTTCTTAAATTTTTCATCAGTTGAAATAGCATCATCACCTAATTTTTTTACACTATCCCCGGCTTTTTCAGATGTTTGTGTTAATACCTTTTCAGCCTGGGCAGTCTTTGATATTTCATTTGCTAATTCTTCAAATTGCTCTGCACCTAAATCAGCATCATTTGCTAGTGCTTCTAATTTCTTTATGTTATCTTGTAATAATCCAATATTAGCAGAAGCATTTTTAATGTTATTTACTGCATCTTTTATATCGGCTATTAGTTTAAAAGCAATTTCTTTTATATTAGACATCTTATTTTAATTTATAAAAATATAACAAAGAAAAAACCACCCATAAATAGGGGGTTCTTTCTTGTTATTTTATTTGTGATAATTTAACCATCTATACTTGTCTTGGAATAGTAGGTGGTAGTTCATTTATAATGAAATGATTTCTCGATAAAATAATATTATAAGCGGTATCATTTCGTAGATTTTGATATATTGAAGGACGAATAGTATCACCTACATTTAATGATAATACAATTCTTGTTGTTGTTGTTGGAATTTTAATAAGTGAAGTGCTGTATGGCCAAAAGTTTGAAACATAAATAGCGGTACTATTATTATAATTGATAATAGTTGCAAACTCTCTATCTAGTGATAAAGGAGTAACATTATCAAGCATCATAGCAAATGAAATATCATAAATACCTGCACGAGGACAAGTAAATGTTCCTGTTGCACTATTCCATGCACTAGGTGTATTATTAACAACTGAGTCCCAATTAACTACTGTTGTTTCTAAATTATAGGGGATTGATTGTGCTGTGGATTTATTTAATGATAAATAAACTGGTGTAATCATAGTAGAGCCTGTAATAACTCTGCCAGCACTTGAAATACCCAAATTGGTTATAGATGTCCCTGAACCTATTGTGGTTATGTTTAATGTTGT